CAACGGCGTTTATTAACGAGGTTGTCTCCCCGTGCCATCGCCTTTGGTCGTGCGATTGATTTGTTTATAATTCATTCTTATTTTAAATTGGGTCAGTTGGCAACACTAACCCAGGGCCGCTAAGTTAAATCACTTAACAGTAATCATTGGAATCTTCTTTTCCTCGCGCTCGGGCTTCTTCTTAGTTGCAGCAATCTTGATTGCCGAAGATAGACCAGATACGGCACTGCCAATAGCAGTGCCCCCCGGCCCAAAGAATGAGCCAACTACAGGTGCTAATTGACTGATTGCTCCAAGAATCCAACGCCACCAGTCTCCTTTGGCATTGAAATCAACAGGCACAGCAACTGGAAGGTTTGAAACCAGTATTGAATAAAGCTCCAACGCCTTTGCATCATAAGGCGCTGAAGGTGTTGCTAGGGCAATGAGATCCGTTTCCGTTCTCATAGGAGCCCTCTCAACGTAAACTCTAACTCTGATCTTAAAAGAAGCAGAGTTAGCCAAACCAGTGAGGAATATGCCACTCTGTGTGACATTCACATGTTTAAACATAGCGTTTGATACGGTGGGGGTGGGTATAGGCGGGGCACTTACTGCGACCACAGCTAGCCTCGCCGTGTGTAGCACGACGGCATTAGCATCACCTACGGGATTAGGTGTGCATATCATTGAATTACGCCTTTCAATCTCAAAGGGCAAATCAATCCCCTCTTGTCCCATCACCATATAAGCCCCTCGTGGAGCATCCCACTGTACAGCGCTCCTGTACAAGACTGCCTCCGCAACAGTGGACGGCGGTGACATCATAACTGAACTCTCACATTTATCTACAAGCGTGCCAGCAGTATTCTCGTAGCCAATTGTGCTAAAAGATTCCCTAACTGACGGCATCCTATAGGCAGTGAGTGCTCCCTGCTTGTACATCGCCGAAGTGGTGTCAATCACTTCGACTCCCATGCCAATGACTCGCGACATTCCGGCTTCTACTCCGTCGAATCCCGCGACTGCTGCCATCGCAAAATTTGCGCTGGCAACGGGCACTGCTGTAGGAAACAGCGGTGCACCCGAATCGTCTTTGGCGACTGTCACTAGTCCCATAGAATATGCAGCTCCCGTCTGTTTAAATTTACCATCAGCGACAGTATAATTACCCAGATTGAAGTTGCATGAATCTAGAGGGGCGGTGAATATGTGGGCATCCCACGTGCCTGCTGACGCAGCAGGCTTAGTGACATTTGACTCATAATTCAACACACTCACCAGCGTGTCCAAACAATTAGAGTCAGGATAACCAGCAACGGGTCGCTGGAGATCATGATAGGGATCCATTCTCAATCTTAGCCAATCTGCTCCATCCCTAGTGAGCTGATTCGAGGCTATGAGTTGCTCCATAACGTCAACTCTACTTTTCTTCTTACCTCTCGTGTAAGACATATCTTTCTTATTTGTTCTTGTGGTATTCAACGGGATACAGGTTACCACTAACCCCGACTGTACATCTCCTGTTCCATTGGCCTCCCGTGCAGTCTGTCGGCATTTTGTTTAGCACGGAACTATTGAGACGCTCATTCTGGCGCCACCGTTTTGGGAGGTTAATAGGAGACCCCGTAGGACGTATGGGTGTTGGACATCCAGGATAAGACAGGACGGTGAGCCATTATCTCATCTATGGTCCAGTGATCCAACTCTCCCACATCCTTAATTGTGCGGACATAGGCCTCAAAGCCCAATTGTGTGTCAATTGAAATACCGTAGGTGTTCTGGAAATCCACACGATCTTCAATCGACACACCCTTATTCGCTTCCTCGTAAGTGCGCGATGCGTACTTCACTGTCTCAGTGATAATCTTCTGTTCCCAGAAGCCCCCATTAAAAATGGGAGTATTACCACTGGTAAGTGTTATGTATTTTAGGGCCAATGTACTCAACATTGGACACCTCGGGTGGCAGTAGAGTAAGGATAAGGCTTTGGCTCTCAAAAGCCCCATTCTAACCCTACGTTTGGTGGAATCTTTGAGCTTGGAAGTAGTCCAAGCAAATTTTGCTATCTCATAAACTGGATCCCCAAATGAGGCCAGTGAACGAGACATCATAATCCCACAGAAAGATGTAGTCGACAACGTGCTATGTCGGGCAAACTTCAGCTCAAATCCCAACTTCCCTGCTATCGACATGTCTGGTTCGCCTGTGAAAGCAAACAAGCCATCATCTCCCTCCACAAAGCCATCCACCTCGATGCCCGATTCTTGTGCTATGAATAGCATTATCATCAAGTTGGTGAAGCCATTTCCCAGAGAAGTCTGGGGATCTCCACTCATACGGGTACAAGGTATACGGATGGTGAAATCGCGAAACGCTAATTTGTGTTCCCCTAGCATTTGCTTTATGATTTCATCACACTCCTCAAAGTCCTGTAGCATGTGGCGGTACAACTCGCCCTCAACGCTATCCTCAAGTTGAT